AAGTTCCTGTTAAAGTATTTCCGAATTTGTTAGTAGTATTTCCTGTTCCTACATTATACCAAAAAGAACTATTTATTCCGGAGCTGGGTTTGTGGTATTTAAGTAGTTTTAATCTGTCAGTGCTATCACTCGCATCCAGTAGTATATATGCGTGTTCTAATATGAACTGTCCTTCACTATTTCTATCATTTTCTGACCAAGTAATAGTAGGTAAATTTGCACAACTTTGTTGCCAAGCTGTAGCTACACTATTTGTATTAGTTATTAGAGTCGAGTAAGTATTAGGACTTTTTGCTCTATAATCAAACTTTTTAAATACAAAATTATCAGAACTAATACCAAATCCTACGCTTGTAGTTCCTGTATAAGGAACTCCTTCTGGCATACGAGGAATGTTTTCTCTGAATCTGTCTAAAACTGTAACGTCAAAAACTGTAGGATTAGACAAGTTATCAAGTGTATTAATAGTTCTTACTGCTACTTTATAAGATCCATCTACTAAACCTTTTATTTGCCAGGTATTTGTATCTTTATTCAGTATGGTTTTGGGAGATTCGATTAAAGCAAAATTATGAGAAATTTCATAACCCTTAATAAATTCATAAACATCAGAAGCTGTTCCTATAGCTACAGGAGGGGTCCAATGTATGGTTAACTCTTCTCCCACAGAAGTATCGTCCATCCCACTAATTGCATAAGCATCTATCGGCGAAGGAACTTCATCATTAGCAACTAAAGGAGGGAACACTGTATCTGCAACAAAAGTAGTAAAGTCAACATCTACTGCATCAAACTTTTCATTATAATGTTCTACTGCTGTAATATCTGTTATATTTTTTGAATTCTCACTTAACGCTATAATCTTATATTCTTTTGATGAACTTGAAACTTCTAATCCATCCTTCGTTTCTGTAAGAACCCAAATAGCCTCAGCAGCTGGAACTTCTGTAAAAGCTGCACTAACTGATAAATCATTTACAGTATTTCCTACCGTTGTACTAACGTTTCTTGTTTCTACTCGAGTATAATCTGCAATGTTAAGTACTAGAGCGTCTGTACCAGATGCTGAGAGTTTCGCATTTAATACTTTGTAATCTAGAGGAGACCCTGTGAACTCAGTAGAGGTAAATTTAGCTGCAGTTACATTATCAGTATTGTCTAAGTTTGTTAGTGTATATGTACCGTTTCCATTAAGATCAACATAAGCTTGTGCTACTAATTCACCTTTCTTATAGTTAATTGTATCACTGCCAGTATTTATAGTAAAATCTGAGATAGCAAAAGCAGCTGGCTTAACAAATATAACAGACACTGTATAAGCGCTTCCAGAGTTTAAAGTTACAGAACTATCAAGAGGAAAACCCATAGTAGTTCTATTAACTCCTGTATTAGATATGCGTCCTCCATATCTTACAGCATAACGATCAGAGTCTTGAATATTTACAATATCTCCAGGAACTAAGAAAGATGTATTAAGTGCTGAACTAAATGTTACAACTTCTTTTTGATTAGCAGCGGTCCAAAGCTTCCAACGACCATAACGAGTTGCTTGCCCTTCAGAAGTTGCTCCAAAAGCTACTGCATTTTGGGAAATTATAACTCCATTACTTCGTGCAATATCTACTCTATCTTCCACAATTAGAGGCTCGAGAGCATAGTTGGCATCTGGATTCATCCAGCTTACTATAACTTGATTTATTCGAGTTTTACTACCTGTTCCTTCATAACTAATGCTTCCATCAATATCATTTGCTTTTGTAAAATTATAAACAGGTCCTTTTGGAGCATCTATAACGGGAACGACTTGCCCATCCAAATAATAAATCATAGAACGGAAAGTTGTTGCCATATCTTTTAGTACTTTGAAAGCATCTGCTTGTTTTGTAAGATATAAATTTGCCGTAAAACGAGGTTCTTGACCCCCTTTTCCATCAGGTACTAGTTCATCACAATATCTTGCTATTCTGTATAAAGAAAATTTATCAATATCAGCATCTTTTAAGAAGTCTCCTAGTCCGTAACGATTATTTAAAAGAATATCATTAAATACCCAGGCAGGATTATTCGTATAAACTTTAGAAGTTCGAAAAGCACCATCCCAGTCTTGATATGTAGCTTCAATAGCACCTGTTGAAGTATTACGATTATAAGTAGCAGCTCCTCCTGTCTCTTCTCGAGTTATATAATTAGAGGGAACAAGAACTTTCATACCCCTTGTATGGTAAGTTCTTGCAGGCATACTCTGAAATTGATCTGTTCCAAAAGTTACTTTTGCCATTGCCGAGTAGGGATGTGTAAGTATTTCTTTTATTACACAAGTTGTTTGAGATATACTTGCACTTGTTACTTGAGTCCAATCATGATATGTTTCAGTAGGCGTTTTATAGGCTGGTCCTTCATGGTTTGTTTTACGACTAATAATTACTTTAAAATCTGCAAAAGGACGATACCTTGTTAAATCAATATTTTCTACCCACGTAACACTATTTTTATACATTCCGGCATGTATTTTATTGTCGTCTATAGTAATTGGAGTATCAAAATCTGCGGCACCCACTGCTTTAAGAGCTAGTTGAATCTTATAGCGAGTATAAGTAGTTTTGTCATTTCCTTTACCACTTACAGCATAATGCGCTCCATAGGCAAAAGTTACACGAGCTTCGTCTACCTCTTTCAATTGAGAAGCTGTAAGATTAAAACCAGAGCTAGAAGAGCCTAATAATTCTTTAGGTGCTTGAGAACCTCCAAAACCTGTAGTCCACTCAATAGTACCTCCGGCACTAGGACTGTTAGATATTGAAGTAGATCCTATACCGCCCTCTCCTGAGAAAGCAGTTTGTGAAAGAGTTCCTACTCTAAATTGAGTGGTTACTCCTTTATATTTACTTATTTTTGTCTGATCAATTTCATCAACTGCTGTTTGTACAGTTGCACCACTTACATCAAATTTGTAGGAACCTGTAGCTGCATCCCAGTTACTCGACAAAGTAATTGTTGTTCCTGAAATACTTGCTATTTTTACTATTTTATCTAGTACAATGTCATAAGAGTCTTCATCAGGTAACCATACTCCTCCTGGTCCATCATCTCCAGCAACAAAAGTAGCAGAAGTTCCACTTGCTACAGTACTGATAATACCTTCTTCCTCCTCCCCATCTACAGTTGTACCGCTTCCTGCTTTAGGCAGTAGACGTGCAGGTACGAATCCTTCGAGACTACCTTTTTCTGAAGGAGCAGTTCTCATTGCATTTGTAAAGAAAGTACTGCTTGTAGTTATAGGAGTAGAGTTATTTCCGTCTGCAACTCCATTAGTAGTTACCGCTGCGGTAACAGTTGTGGTTCCATTACCTCCTCGAACTATTAAATACTTATCTCCGTATTCTGCTGCTAGTAAAGGATTATCGACAACATTTCCTGTAATTGTAGCCGTAGTAGATCCATTCGTTAAAGTTACAGACATAGGTCCTGTGCTTGCACGAACAGGTGCAGAGCTTAAAGGAGCAACTCTATCATCATTTAAATATACAGAAGCCTGACCATCTACAAGACCATAAACAGGTCCTTCTGAAATTAAATCAGTTACTGCAATAGACTGTCTATCTGCTGATCTGACTGATTTTAAAAATGTACTTGATTTTTGAGGATATAAGTCTATCATTATTTATGTACCGTTTTTCCGCCGTCGGAGTTGTATGTACCCCCACCGCTGCCGTATCGTGTATTGTTAGTGGTTGAATAACCTTGTCTTGTATCTACTGCAATAGGCCTTCCAGGAACTCGTAGCTCTCCATAAAGTAAAGGTACAGGGTCTCCCTCTACAACTGTTCCTGTACCTCCGCTAAACAGGTAGTTTGTTGGAGCATCTTGATCTACTGCAGGATCGGGGGCCATTATTTGTTGTATACCTGACAAAGCTAAATTTGTAGCTAACGCATATCCTACTTTTTGAGCAATTAAAGCGCCTCCCTCTAAGCCTCCTGCTGTAAGTAAATTACCTCCTGCAGCTCCGGCAGGTATAAGAGTCATAACAAAGATAATAGCAATTGCCGCTAAAATTTTTCCAATGCCTGATTTAGAACCTGCGGGAGCTATAGATATTGTTACATCTCCTTCTTTAATAGGAAAAAGTAAAGTTTCTTCATCAATTTGTACTCCGGAAGTTTCTACTATAAACCCTATATCTTGTTCATGACATTTTCTAATATAAGGCAGAAACTCTGAGCGATTTGCAGAAATACATTTAAAAATTTCTGCATAGTTATTAGTATTTACTGTAAACTTGTTTCCAAATTTATTTCCAAGTTCTCCTTGTAGATATACACTACGTTGCATGTCTATAAACTCCTGTTATATACTGTTTCCAAAAAGGGTATAAGTTTTCCCTACAGGATACTCTGTTTTCTGCATGATGATAAAATATATCATCTCCTAAATATACTCCGCAATGATTCCCAACTGAGGCATTTATAGTAAAAACTAAAAAATCTCCTTCTTTCATATTTCCTTCTACCTTTTTAAACTTCCATGTAGAAATATATTCTTCTGTAAAATAGTCTAAACTCTTCTTCCACCAATCGTCTTCGAATAAGGGACGTTTAGGAATACTTAAATTTTTTGCTATATAGTAATCTCTTGCTGCTTCGAAACAATCATTTACTCCAAACTCGTAGTCTCTCCCAAATAAAGACTTTTTAATATTTTTAGGCTCCAAAATGTTCAATTCCATATTAGGATAACTAAATATATAATAAGGTAGTCCTATAGTATTACAATATTTTATATCATTTTCGCTAGGTTTATTACTAGCATCAGGGTGGCTATGAACTATAGCTACAATATCTGATCTATGTCCTATATTAATATATTGCTTTGAGTCTATGACAAAATCACTGCCTATTTTTGAAACATTGTCGCAGGGAAACCATTTTATCTTACCTTTTACTACTGCTAGGACTCCACAACCTTCATTAGGGTACCACTCTTCAAAGTGTTTTCTTATATCTTCCAAGTATTCAATCATTTAAAATTTTAGTGTTCCAGGGAACCCTCCAAAAGGTAGACGAGCTGCTGAGTTTTTATTTCCTGAAGGAGCCAAATTAGAACCCGTTGCAGCTGCAGGTATAAATCCATATCTACACTTACAAGAGTTTATTGTTTTTCCGCATACATCTTCTCTTATCCAGTATACA